AGTAGTTTCAGTAGCTCCTGAAGCGGGCCGTCAAAAAATTATGAGATACTTAATGGATGATGCTTTTAAAAAATCCTTAATAGGTGTGCCTCCGTCTAGAACAGCAGAAGAGTTTTTAAACTTACGTAATGTAGATACTTTTGACATCCAGCAAAAAGGATTTCAAAAAACAGCTAATAAATCAGGTAATACACAAGCAGCACAATTTAAAGAAGTTGTTATGGATCCGACTGCTTTTTCTAGAGAGCTAGGATTAGATACAGCTGAAGGTAGGCAAGTTTTAGAAGAAGTTCTTCAAGGCACTGGAACAAAAATTACAGACATTGACGATTTCATTCGTGTAGCAGATGCAGCTGGAAGTTTTACAATTAGAGATCCTTCTAAGTTTGTAGAACGTCGTGTAACTCTAAGTGGTTTTAAAGGAGCTATGTTCTTTAGTGGTGCTACAGCTGGTGCTGGCATTTTTAGTGCATCAACTCTTATGATACCTTTGTTGTTACGTTATGGTTCTAATATTTTAACAGATCCAAAAGTTTTAAAAGCTTTTACAGCGAAACTTTCCGATAAAGGTTTTGATGTAGCTAAAAGAAAAATTTTAATGGACTGGGCTGCAAGAACTTTACCATCAGATGAAGAAGTTGAGCAAGAAAAATTTGAACAAGACATCAATCAGGCTATTTTTAATTTACAAATGAATCCTCAATCACAAGGGGAAGCTAGAAGAGGTAGACAAAATCAAATAAATATGATGGAAAAAGGAATAAACCAAGAACAATTAAATATAGGTGAAAATATAGTTGACCGATTAGATACCGGTTTAACGGCCCAAGGACCAAGATTTACAGAAACTCCAAGTGTAGCTTCTACTCAATACCAAGACTTATCTAACGCGGCAAGGAATAGTTTAGCTTTTGGCACGATAGATGATGCTATGGCAGCAGAAAGAGGAATAGCGGGATTATGAGTAACACAGGAGGAATTAGTTCAGTAAGATATATTACAGATCCTGTTTTTAAAAGAGTAGTTAAAATGGCAAAGGGTGGAGATTTGTCTGCACCACCACCAACTAAGGCACCTCCTATGCCTCAACCAAGATTTTATGAACAAGCTACTATGGAAGAAACAGTTATTCCAAGTGAGCCAAGAGTTAATCCAACTTATGATACAGGAGCTATATTTCCAATGCCAAATATTCAAGGACCAATGTCCTCGGAGCCAGGTTTTATGGAAATACCACAAATGGACAGAGCTCCTGAAGGTACTGTTATGCAAGATATGATAATGAAGGGAAGAGTTTTAGATCCTAGAGATATATATCCTCAAGATCCTGATCCTAGTTTTGTATTACCTCCAGGTGTTCGACCTAAAACAGGAATTTTACAAATAACAAAAGAATATGATATATGATCGAAATAACCGATGAACTAATTGACAGAGTTAAGACTCATGAAGGCTATAGGAATACTGTCTATTTAGACACGCTTGGCAAGAAAACTGTGGGGGTAGGACATCTTTGCGTAGAAGATCATTGGGAAGAAGATAGAGAATATGAAGAAGGTTATCTCATGAACATTTTTGAAGGTGATTTGAAAGAAGCTTGTGTTAATGCAGAGACTTTAATTAACAAGAACATTACGTCAGAAGTCATCTTAGAGGACTCCATAGAACACGTCTTAGTAGAAATGGTATTTCAACTGGGTATTGGAGGCGTTGGAAAGTTCCAGAAGATGTGGAAAGCCTTAAACGAAGGTAATAATGAAGAAGCTGCGAATCAAATGCTTGATTCTAGGTGGCATTCTCAAACGCCCGCAAGGGCAGAATATCTTGCAGAAATAGTTGCAAGCGCATAAAGAAAGTAGTAGGGTAAACACATGGGTATAAGCAAAGTAAAAAATTTATTTGGAGCAGCAAAAAGAGGTTATGGAATGTTAGGCAAAGGTAAAACTGTTGTCAAAAATACTAATCCTCCTATGATTAAAATTAAACCTAAACCAAAGGGATCTACCCCTAAAAATCTTAATGATCAAAAAAAAGTTTACGTTTCAGATAAGCCCGCTATTTTAGGTAAAGAAACATATAATTATGAGGGTTTAAAAAATGTAAAGAAGACAGAAGGCATGAAAGAAAAGTCACAACCAATTAAACTTCCTCCAAGAAAAGGATCACCTAAAAAAGATTATGCTACTTTATCGGATATCAAAAAAGATAATCCAACTTTATATAAAAAATACATGGAAAACTTAGGTAAGAAAACTTCAACACCAAGTCGTTTTGAAAAAAGAAGAGCTTTTTTACAAGGAGTTCCAACATCTAAGAAAGTAATAGTAGGTGGAGCAATAGCATTAGCTGGTGCTGATCTAGCTACTGGAGGAAAAAAGATGAAGAAAGCCAAAGACAGCTTAAAGGAGAAGAAAAAATGAGAAAAGATTTAAGAAAAAGATTTGGTATCGTAGACACCTTCAAAGCACCTAAGATTCAAGACGATGGTGGTTCTCCAAAAGAGTACACGGACCACGGTGCATTTAACAACGAAGCTAAGCCAAGCCTACCTGAAGGTTACAAAAAAGGCGAAGCAAGAGGTATGGGAGCTGCTATCAAAGGCGGCAAATATATCATAGCTCCAGGAGAGTAAGATGCCTTTTTCAAAATATTCAAATAAGCAAAAAAAGTTAGCACGAATTGCAGAACCACGAGATGCGATTACAGGAGCTGACTTTGCTGCTTTAAAAAAGAAACCTAAGAAGATGGCTGGCGGAGGTACCATTGCTTCAGTTAAAAAAAGATATGATAACGCGATTAAGCGTAAGGTTGCAGATGTTAAGAAACGTAAAGAGTTAATTGCAGATCCATCAGATGGTTTTAAATTAGACAGAGCTTCCCAAACATTAAAAGATATTCTTAAAGAGCAAACTAAAGCCATAAAAAGAGGAAAATCTTACTTAGGTATTCAAGGTGTAGATGAACAAGAATTTAAAGTTAAAGACATTCCCACCCCTAAAATTTAAGTAATCCACTCTTTCGCAGCATCACCCATAACCTGACCAGCAATGTTAACCTTGTTCTTTAAGGCAGTTAAGATTTTTTCATCTATCGTTCCTCTACAAACAAGATCAACATAAGTAACCTTGCATTTTTGTCCTATTCTATGAGCTCTGTCTTCAGATTGTAATCGGATTTCTAAGTCGTAATTATTTGAATAATACACAACAGTGTGAGCGGAGGTAAGAGTAATACCATAGCCTCCGGTTTTTGGGTTAGCGACCAAATACGTAAGATCGTTCTCCACGTCTTGAAAATTCTTGACAAGATCCATCCGTGTCTGATTATCAGTATCACCATAAAAAGCTGCAGTCGAAGTATCACCATATTTCTCCTTTAATAATTTTGTTATAGTTTGAATATTATGTCTATAACTAGCCCAGATAATAACTTTACCTGTGGACTCATCTAGTACATGTAATAACTCACTATAACGATTGCCAGGGACGTCGTGAGTCTCACCATCATCGTTGATAGTAAACTCACAACACACCTGGTGCAGTTTCACAATTTGTGAAAGTCTGTTAGCAGTCGTCGTCGTTTTGTCGTTAAAGATAAACATAGCGTTTCGCTTTAACGATTCATACGCTACGAGCTGTTCCTTGCTCATCGGTACGAATCTTTTCTGATAGATCTTTTCAGGGAGATCTAAACAATCTTCTTTTTTAACACGGTATGAATTAGACTTAATTAATAAGTCAAGCTCATCAAGTCTTTGATAGCCAATGATAAGAGGAAAGGTTCTACCGCTTGATGTAGGTTTTGAAATAACTTTGGCGTATCTTGCACGGAAAGCATAATAATTATTTTGTCGAAGAATCTTTGTATCTAAAAAAGCAAATTGAGCAAAAATATCTAAAGGACTTTTAGTAACAGGAGTCCCTGTTAAAATTCTTTTATATTTTATATCTTTAGCAACACGTAACATATTTTTAGTTCGCATGGCCGCTGGAGTTTTAATAGTTGTACTCTCATCAACAATCATCATTGTTTTATTTTTATCTTGTTTAGAAATAAATTTGTCTAAAAACAAAAAACCTTTTTTACTAGAAATAGATTCTATATTCATAAGAAAAACAAAAAGACCTTTTTCTTGTTTAACTAAAATCTGTGTTAAGTCTTCCTTTGTTTCAGCATCTTTTAAACTTGGGTCCCAAGTAACAATCTTCATTTCTTGATCTGTGTATTCTATTATTTCTTTATGCCAGTTACGATACACGGACTTCGGACCAAAGATGATGACAACATTAATTTTATCATCACTATATAAATCGAGCATGTCATGAATAGTAGTAATAGTTTTACCTGTCCCCATCTCCATAAGATAAGCGAAAACATAAGGATTTTTTCTTCTACACTCGGACACGGCAGTGCGTTGATGATCAAAAAGATCTTTTTTATAGTTAGCCATAAAAATAATATATTGCATTTTTCTAGGATTTCAAGTATAAGATTATTAATAACAACACTAGGAGGTGTTATATGGCTAACGAAATAAGCTTCGAGGAATTGAAGCATGACTCGGGAGATCTCAAAAAGCTTGATGATTCAAGCTTAGAGAGTCTTTCAGTTCTAATTCAAAAACTATTAGATAAACAAACTATAGTTGAAGAAATAGAATTAACTTTAAAAGAACAGAAGAGGGAAGTTGAAATATTATCCTCTGAGACAATACCACTTAAAATGCAAGAGATGGGTATCACATCTACTCAAATGGAAGACGGTAGCAAAGTAAGCTACAAAGATGAATTCTTTTGTCGTATTCCTAAAGATAGAGCTGAGGATGCTTTGAATTATTTAAGGGATAAAGGTCTTGGAGATATAATTAAAAATCAAGTTTCCACAAGTTTCGGATCGGGTGAAGATAATATGGCTGGTGATCTAGCTGGATATATTCAGCAGAATTACGGTGTCACCCCTGACGTGAAAGAATCAGTGCATCCTTCGACACTGAAGGCGTCTCTTAAAAGACGTCAAGAAGAAGGAATTTCGGACCCTGAGGATCTTTTCGGGATCTTCATACGTCCTGTAACCAAAGTAACGAAAGGTAAAAAATGAACGAACCAAAAGCAAAAAAAGAAGTAGCAACTAAATCAGAAAACACTGTTGCTGTTTCACAGCCTATGGATCTTGCCACAGTAATGGCGGACCAAGGCGCTGGATTATCTAGTCATACAATGGATGACTTAGCTATTCCTTTTATCAAAATACTTAGTTCTATGTCTCCACAGACAAAGAAAAATAAAACTGAGTATATTGAAGGAGCAACAGAAGGTATGATCTTTAATACTGTTAGTCAGGAATTGACTGATGGTACTAAAGGAATTTCAATCGTACCATGTCTCTTTGAACCTGTTCTACTTGAATGGACTGACAGAGGACAAGGATCTTCGGCTCCTGTTGTCCATCCTGTTGAATCAGATATTCTGAATCATGCAGTCAAGGATGCTGAGGGTAAACTTAGGTTGCCTTCAGGTACTTACTTAGAGAGGACTCACAATCATTATTGCCTCCTTATCGATAATGAAGGATTCACTTCTCAAGTGCTTCTTTCTATGAAAGTAAGTCAACTTTCTAAGTCAAGAAAGTGGAACACAGTAATCATGGGGGCTAAGGTTAGGAATGGTGACATAGTTATCAATCCTCCTAGTTGGTATTATACATATCACCTTCAAACCAAAGCTGAGTCAAATGACAAAGGTGATTGGTACGGCTGGAATATAACAAGGGGTGAGGTTGTTTCAGCGTCTGTGTATACCGAAGCGAAGGCTTTCCATGACTCTATTAAGAGGAAGGAAGTCAAAGTTAATTATACTGAGGACGATGGCACGGAAAAAAAGGATAATAATCCTTTTTAATCATTGAATGTGGTGGGGTCTTAATAGGCCCCACTCATTTGAGTGAGTGTGATGGCAGATCATATAAAATTCAGAGATATATTTAGTGGCTTGACTAGAGCTCATGGTGTTTATCATAAGGGTGAAGTTAAGGAAAATGGTAAAGTTAGTGGTAAAGCTTTTATTTTAAAAGAAGACGTCACTGATATTCATTGGAAAAATCATATAGAAGGTATTGAGCCTTCATTAGGAATTGTTCCAATACGAGATGATAGCACTTGTAGTTGGTGTTGTATTGATGTTGATGACTACACTCTTGATATTTTTAAAACAATTACAAACATTAGAAAATTAAAAATTCCAATCGTTCCCTGTCGATCTAAATCAGGTGGATTACATTTATTTATTTTTATTAAAGGAAGTATCACAGCTTCTCTTGCCCGGAAGAAATTAAAAGAGATTGCTTCGGTCTTAGGTTTTGCTCACTGTGAGATCTTTCCAAAGCAAACTGAACTTGATTCAAAGCGTGGAGACACAGGTAATTTTTTAAATCTACCTTACTTCAAAGGAGATTTAAGCGGAAGATACTCAATTGATGATAAAGGTGAGTCAAGAACCATGGAACAGTTCTTCGAGGCTGTAAATCAATATGCAATCATACCAGAGGACTTTCAAAACATATCTGTACAGTCCTTAAAACCGAAAAAGACCTCTTTTGATGGTCCTCCTTGCATAGAAATCCTTCAAAACATAGGTATTTACGAGGGTGGACGCGATGATGCGGTATTTCACTACTGTTGTTATGCTAAAAAGAAGTTTCCCACGGACCAATGGCAAAATGAAGTGTTTAATTTTAATACTGCTTACTGCAAACCTCCAATGGGTTATGATCAAGTCAAGCAAAAAATAGATCAACACGAAAAAAAAGATTATGGATACAAATGTAAGGATCAACCAATGATGTCTCACTGTGATAGTTCTAAATGTAGAGTAAGAAAATTTGGTATAGGCAGAGATGATATGGATATGTCTATTGAAAACTTGACAAAGCTAGAGTCAGATGAATCTGTATGGCATTTAGATGTAGATGGTCATAGAATTACAGTTACCACTGATGAGCTGATGGATCAAAAGTTATTTAGGAAAAAAGTATTAGAAACAAAAACTACATTACCTGTTGAAATGACTAAGCGGGATTATGAAGCTCGTATTAGAGAACTATTAGATACAGTTGAAATAGTGAAGATGCCTTATGAAGTTACTAAAGAAGGTAGATTTAATGCTCACCTGGATGACTTTATTTTTAATCAAGCTATTGCAGATGATATTCAAGAAATTATGAACCACTGTATTTATAAAGAAGAAAATAAAGTTTTCTTTCAGCTATCCTCTTTGGAGAGATATTTAAGAAAGAATCAATTCAAAGAATTTAGCACAACTCAAATGGGTTCTATTATTAGAGATAGAGGTGGAGATAGTAAACGTACGAGACTTAATTCCAACACAGTAAAGAATTTGTTTTGGATACCTGATCCTCAACCTCAAGAAGAAAAGAAATTAAAAGTACCTAAGGTAGATAATGATACCCCTTTCTAAAGTAAAAAAGATTTACGGTCCCCCAGGCACTGGTAAAACTACTTATCTTTTAAAAATAGTTGAAGAAGAAATACAAAGAAAAGTTACCCCTGATCAAATAGCTTTCCTTGCTTATACAAAAAAAGCTGCTACAGAAGCAGTTAATAGAGCTAGTCAAAAGTTTAAGCTTGACACTAAGGATTTTAAACATTTCAGAACCATACATAGTTTAGCTTTTCAAAGTTTAAGTTTATCTACTAACGATGTAATGAAGCCGAAACATTATATAGAAATATCAGAAGCTCTTAAAGTAGATTTACAACCAAAAGATATTCACGATGATGATGGTAATTTTATTCAACAAGATCCTTATTTAAAAATCATTGACTTATCAAGAATAACA